ACACGATCAGCCCGAACGGGGCCGTTATTTCACGCGCCCACGGTCCGGCGTTGATCGTTTGCGGATCGTCTATTTCGAAGAATGAGAAATTCCCAATCTTGGAATCCGGGGAAACCTCAATGTAATCGTTCGGGCCGTGTCCGTTCCATCCTCCGCAATACACGTTGGGCGTGATGATACGTTTGCCGTTCATCATCTTCGAAAGGCGTTGACAACGTCCAAACGCGGCGTCCAACCACGTCACGTTCTCAATCAATCCGTTCTGTATTTCCGCGATGTGTGCATCCAACATAATCGCGTTCGGTATTACCGGTGCGTTAGTTTGTCCCATTTAGTATGATTCGTAATTCGTTCATCAATTCGTCGTATGCGCCACGTTCGACAAAGACGGCCAACCAGTTTTCGGCCATCAGTCCGAACGTTTCCGGGCCATATTTTTCGACGATGCCTTTGGAATAACCGGTCGTTGCCACGATTCCCACGGAATCCGCGTTGAACTGGACGCCCAATTCATCGTGAAAACGTCCGCTAATGTACAGGTTTGGCGCGTCGGGGTTGCGCTTGACGGAATACGGGTAATTGATCCCGTCCATCTTCCACGCGGCGTACCGGCCGGCCGATTCAACCGTATAGAAACGGCCATACGGCTTCAAATCTTCCGAATAGTACGGCCGTATATCTTCGCCGTCAGACGCCAAACCTTGAAACAGTTGGATTTTTTGCAGTTCCAGTATATCGTCCGGATGCCGGATTACGACATTACGGATCAATTCGCCGGATTTCAACCCGTCGTACACTCTTTGAACGCGCGTCCGTAAGTTCGTTATTGCACCCATTTTGTTTCTATTTGCCATTTTTCCGGCCAAATCCGGGCGTTTCCGCTAAAAGACGTATAATTTGCCGTCCGCGACGGGAACGCCCGCCATTTGCCGTTTATTTTAGACCGTGCGATATTTCACGCCGTGGTTGTTGCATTGCAGACATATACGATCCAGTCCACGGGTATCAATGGAAAGTGCCTTGTATGCCTGTTTCAACTCATATCCCAAACCGGTCGGCCGGCCTTGCGGCGCGCCGTCCAGTTCGTACAACAGTTCATCGCGCGTTGCGTTCGATTGGTTCCTGTTCACGCGCACGTCCGGGTTCATCGCCAACGTCCGGATGACGTTTGCCGCAACCTGTTTTTGAATGACGGTTGCGAACATCTGACGTTGGGAAATGATAAAGTCCGTCAGATCACAACCAACGGAAATTTCCACGTTCATCCCGTAATTCATCGTGTTCGTGTAACCGATTTGGCCAATATCGAACATTTCCGGGTATTCGGCAAAGTCGGCCGGGGCGTGGATGCCGAACGGGGACACTTGCAGATACTTTGTCATTTCGCGCCAAGATTCGATCGAACCGCCAAGACACGTTTGGCACGGCTCAACGGACCAGTCTTTCGACACGTTCAATGCTTGCATCCCGGCTGGAAGATCGTTTTGGTTGTAGCAAAGGAACCACGCGCCGCCGGAATCGTTGCCGTCCCCGTCAGTGCCGGGGATATACGGCAAGTAAATCGGTTGTTCCGGCGTAAACCACTGGAACCCGCCTTTTTCGTTCGTGAAATTCAATTCGATCGTGCGCATCGGGGCCACTTGCGACGAATGGAACAGATACAACGTAACTTTTCCGGTCGCGCCGATCATCTGCAATCCAATCCGTTCGATCTTCGTGGTAACGCCCATCGAACGAACCGGCACGATTTCAAAGCCGACAATCTTGCCGGACGGATCAATCGTTGCCGCCAAGCGGGCCGCGCCATCGAAGAACGTGCGCCGTTCCAACAGATCGCGCGTTTCTTGTTGCAGTTGCTTTTCCTGTATGAACGTCTGAACGGCCGTGTTGATGCCTTGAACCATCAGATTCCGCACAAAATCAGAAACGAAATTGTACGGCTTCCAGTCCGGGTTGTTGTCGGCCGGCGTCGAACCGGAATTGGCCGTCGTTGCAATCCACACGGTTCCGCCGTGTTTCACTTTGTCCCCGGCGGCATACGCAACGTTGTTCGCCCAATTCGGATATTTGTACAGGTAATCATCGGGCATAATCGCACGGACGTTTGCCAACGTGCAAAGCGGGTGCGCGCCTTGAAACGTCAATCCGCTTTCACTTTGGCACAACGCCGGATCAATTTGGTTTTGCGGGTTGTAATCCTGTTGCCATCCGACAACGGGCATCAACGCCGTTTGTATGTCTTGCAATCGTACCATTTTCTTTCTTTCAAATAGTGGCAGAAAAAAGAATAAATCTTTGTTTTTAAAGAAAAACGGGGACGGGGTTGTTGGCCCGTCCCCGCAAAGATAGGTTTAGTTTCGGATGTGCCGATTAGGCAACGGCGTGGGTGTTCACGGGGTTGTCGGCGGAATTCACGACCTCAACCGGCGTTGCGAACGGGTTGGCGTTGCCCGGGCTTGCGATCTCAACCTTGATGATCGGGTTGGCCACGGTTTCCGGATCGGAATTGTAGGCCACAAGGAACGCGACGTCAACGGAGAAACTGAAATATTCCTTGACGTTGCACACCATATCGGCGGACGCATCGCCGGCGATGGAAGATTGATCGCCAACGGCGGTGTAGTAGTGAGAACCGACGGGCAGATCAATGTACGGCAGACGCACGACATCCCATTCGTGGAAATTCGCGCGGGTGCGGGCCAGTGCTTCGCGGTCAACGCGCGTCAGAACGCCCACGTTGCCGTCAGCGACGATGTAACCGGTGGCGAACTTTCCGGCTTCGTTGACAATGTTGTTGGTGTAGTGGAACACCTTGTTGTCATACTCCAACCGCTTGTTGACGTCGTTGTAGATGTCGTGTTCGGCCATCTTGCGGACCAAAGAATCGAAGCCCGCGCCGCCGATGACGTGGAGCATTTCGGGATACGCGTTCGCGCGTTGCATCGCGTTCATATCCGAAAGGAATTCCAAACGGGCGTTCCACGGAATCTGAACGGAGTTCGACGTGACGGTGTAGTACAGTTGATCTTTGAACACTTGCGTTTTGTTGGCTTCCAACGCGGCGATGGCTTGAATATCCATCGCGGTCGCAAGCGCGCGGCAGACCTTTTCCATCTTGCGGGCAAAGTCGTGTTCGTAGGAAATTTCGTTGTTCCGGTAGAGTTGCGGAACCATCGTGAAGCCGACGGCCAACGTAACCCAATTGACGGTGTACAACGCGGACGTGTTTTCATCGTCGGCGATCACACAGGAACGAACGTTGGCAACGATCACATCGCCGTCGTAGTTGATGACGGGAACCTGTACGGTGTTGCCAATGGATTCGAACGCCCGATTCAAAAGATTCGGGTTGATGATAGAGTTGGCGGCGTTGGTTTGCTCAATGAAGAAATCAAGTGCGCCATACTCCAAGGGGCGGGCCATATTACGGTCAAATTCCGGGTTTTCGACACGCCAGTTTTGCAAACGGGTAGCAATAAGTGACATAGTTGTTGAAATTTTAATTGTTAAACTTGGCCGGATTGACCCTTTACCCGGTTTAGAATCTTTAAAAAAAACGCCCGCAAAGTATGCTTCGTTGCCGATCGCCTTGCGGGCTTATTGGCTTATCGGATAGGCAATGCCTTGATGACGTCGGCGTTTTCTTTCCACGCGGCGGCCATCGCATCCGCAAACTCTTTCGATCCGTTGACCTTGCCTTGCGCCATCAATGCTTTCGCAATGATTTCGTGGGCTTCGTCTTGGGTCTTTGCTCCGGAAACGTCCACGGTTCCGGACCCGCCGCCGGTGGTTGTCTTGCCGCCTTGCGTCCCCGCGCCCGTCTGTGTGCGGCCCGTTTCCAAAACACCCATCGTTTGGAGTTCACGGGCAACCAGTTCGGATGCAGTAAACGGATTCAAGTTGTTTTCGGCGTTGCGCATCGGCGCACCGTTTACCATAAACGCCAAGACCTTTCCGCCCTTGCCATCGTCAATGTATTCGGGGTTCATCCCCTTGACCTTTGCGACGGCCTGTTCCAACAGAACGGTCGTGACAGATGCGGGCAAATCTGCCTTGAACTTGATGCCGGCGGTCGCTTTCGCAAATTCGCCGGAAATCTTCGCGTCAAACATCGCCTTTTCGTGTTCGGCATTCGCCTTGTCGAAATCGGCTTTCAACGCGGTATAATCTTTGGTCACGTTGGCCAAATCCGCCCTTGCTTGTTCAAGTTGCTTTTTGGTCTCCGCGTCCGCGCCGCCCTTTGCGATGATCCCGTTGAGCCGGGAAACCTCCTTTTCCGATTCGGTCAATTTTGTTTGCAGTTCGGCGGCGTTGCCCGCTTGGCCTTTGATTTCGCCAATAACCCGTTTGGCGTAATCATACGTCTTTTCGGTTCCGTTCTTGGCGATGCAGGATGCGGCCAAGATGTCCGCGTCCAACCCGCCATAAATTTCGCCGGTCTTTTGTCCGATGACCGATTGTTCATCGTTCTTGGACATTTCGACGATCGCGGCCTTTTGATCGTCCGTCAAGCCGGTAGTCGCGGCGTTGGCGTTCAGTAATTCGGTAGTAAGTGCCATAATTCTTTCCCTTTGAATTTTTGGTTGTTGTCTTTTTCTGTATTACCCCACTGGTATTATTCATCCTTTTTGGCGCGACGGCCGGGCTTGGATTCGGAATCGGTCTTTTCGCCTTTTTCGCGGGCCGCAAGCCGTCTTTCAACGGCGGCGTCCACGGCGGCGTCAAACCTCTCCTGTTCCGCCTTTGCTTTGGCTTCCGCGTCGGCTTTCGCCTTTTCGGCCGCCAGTTTCTTTTGTTCGGCGATCCATTGGTTCGGGTCGTGCAAAATGGTCACGGTGTAACCTTGTTTCCGCAAACTGGCCTGTACACTGGATTCAAACATCTTTTTGCCGAACTTTTGGATGCGCGGCTTGGAAAGTTTCTTGCCGGTCTTGGCGTCGTATTGGACAACCTCAATCACGGCGTGATAACTCATTTCTTCGCCTTTCGGGACAATGTAGTTGTCCGGCGTAATCTTGTCAATGGGCGTGTCGCGCCCGTCTTTTGTAATCATAAGCCCTTTGATATTTGGTTAAACTTGGGCCGGTTCCGGTTTCTGTTCATCGGCATAACGCCGGAATTCGGCCGTAATGGTTTCAATCTTTCGTTGGTACGGTATCGCTTCGCCAAAGTCCAAAATGTTGGTGTTTTCGCGTTCGAATCGTCGCACAAAATTAGGAAAATTCAGTTTTATCCGCAAATCTTGTTCGGATACGATATTTTTATCAAACATTTCCGTAACCTCAACACGGGACAAATGCCGGTACGGCTCCAGTTCCGACAAAAGCATCATTCGACGCAACATCATCGGATCGTTCCGATATTGGGTTTCGATAATCCTGTTCAACATCATATCCAATTCGGATTCCGGCGCGCCGGATTCTTTGGCCGCTTGATATTGTTTGCGCAATTCATCGGCGGAATACAGGAAGAATTCAGTTCCATAACTGATGTTGGCCGAAATGAAATACCGGCCGTAACGCAACCGGCATACCGTTTCGTCAACCCATTGTTGGGCCGCTTCGAATCCCTTTTTGACGCGGTTAAGAACCGTTGTAACGGATTCAAAGTTGGCGCGGACCTGTTGTTCGTTGAACGCATCACGATCTGTTACGATTTCATCTTGACCAACAACGGCCGTGATGATTTCTTCGCGCAACCGCTTTTGTTCATCAACGTTGTAATCCAAAGAATCCCGGTCCACTTTGAGAATTTGGACCGGATTGCGCAAGTCGGGTTGGTTTTCGTCAGCATTCGGCACGGGGATTTCAACGAATGATCCCGCGCCGACGATGCGTTTGTTGCCACATTTGGGGCAACGCAACAACAACCCGGCCATATCCAACCGGTAACGGCCTTGCTTGTCACGCAAGAAACCGCCATCGCAGTAATCGCCATTTTCCGCGTTCGTGAAATCGCAACTTTGTTCGTACCCGGAAAGAATCGGGTATGCGCCCATCAAATCCAACTGACGTTTGGAAATGTGGAAGAATGCGAACCAGTCCAACGATTCCAGTTCCCCGGACAACGGGGACGCCTTTACGTCCGGTTCATCCAACGAAATCGGTTCGTTCCAAAAGAATCGCGCCGGGCAATAGCCCAAATCGTGCCGGGCTTCCACTTTCGGCACGCCGTCAATGTTGCCGGTGTGCTTCGTGTCATCCCATACACGGTACGTTTCATCATCCAGTACAACGATTTCGTCGCGGCGGCGGAACACAATAAAGTCCATTTGGCCCGTGGTCGGGTCGGCCTTATATGTGATCACGTCATCAATCGGAAGCCAATAAAAATACGGTTCCGGAAGCGGGGTTGTCTGTTCCCGTGCAACATCAACGATCAGAACGGAATTGATTTCGGATTTGAAAAATTCCCATCCTTTCGTTGACCAAACGTCGGGTTCGTGCAACTTGTTCAGCCGGTATTGCTCCCAATCGTCGCGTTGTTGGGACGTGACAAATTGGTAGTTGAACGCCGGATTTCGGCCATCGAATATGCGGCTTAACTTATCAAAGCAAACGTCCGTTACCTCATTGGTTTTAATGGGGTAACGGAACAATGCTTTGAACAAAACGAATTTGTCGTGCGGCAAGATATTTTCGACCATTGCCAAAAATTGGGTCAATGGCAAAGAAATATACGGTGCATTGAAAGACGTAACGCGTTTGACCGTGTGGAACTTTATGCGCATCTGATGCAGTTTCGCACGGCCCAAAACCGCGGACATCTTATTTTCCGCGATCTTCTTTCGTATCTGTCCGACGTCGTATCCCATTGTCAACGAATTCGAATTTAGAATCTTTCGGCAAAGCCCATCCGCCGTTGTTTCGCATACGCAAAATGCGTTCTGCGTGGGCCAACTCAAATTGTTGGGTAACGCCGTTTGCAACCAACGTTACCGTGGTCGTTTTGGCGTTCATATTAGGCGGAGATTAAATCGGTCAACGGGTTGAAATCGTCGGGCGTGACGATCGCAAGGTTGTCCGAATAGTTGTCGGGATACTGCCATTGAATCGCGTTGGAATCTTTGGCGTCGAAATTCCCGTGAATCTTCGACCCGATGAACAGGGAACGAATGGGAATCGGATAGTAGGTGGTCGGCGTGGTCGGGTCTTGGATTGCTTCGATTTTGCCGTTCTCGTCGAACAGGTAAACACCAAGATTGCCGGCGGCGGCTTCGCACATCAATTCTTTCATCGTCTTGATGACGGATTGAGGAACGCCGCGCAACGAACCGTCGAACTGGACGGGATTGCCGCCAAGAACTTGCGCAATTCCGCCAAGATCATCGTTGCCGCCGGACGTCATACGGGCATCGCCGCCGGAATCGGCCGGGGCGTTGATGTAAGGAGAAACCACGATCTTCGTGCCGTTGGCGGCGGCCAACAGTGCGGTCCACGTTGCAAGTTTGGTAATAGTCGGGGCAAGCGGGGTTCCGCTTCCTGCCATCGCGTTACGCGTTCCGTCGGCTTGACGCAAACGTTGGAACGCAACTTTCTGAATTTGGCCGAAATTTTCCGGGCAAGTGACGTTCGGGATCGTCGAAATTGCGGTTGCGGCCGGGCATTGACAAATAAGTGACATAGTGCAGAATGTTTTAATTGTTGTTATGCTTTGAACGGCTGACCCTTTGCCGCTTTCGTCTGCAAATATATTTATTTTTTCGATAAATCGCGTAAAATGAGCGCGAAAACAAAATTGGTATCATTTATCGTCTTTCGCTTTCGCGCCCAAAATAGCCCCATTTCTTTGCGTCAATGGACTTTTACGCCACGGCTTGCGGCGTTGTACGGACGTGTGTTGCCGTCTGCAATTTCCTTTTCGTATATGCCGGTCAATCCATCGGCATCGTCATCGTGCGCGTTCGCGTCAAAGTTGCGCAAGAACGACGTAATGTGTTCGTGGAACTTTGGAAAGCGCGTTTCCCACCCGAACGGCATAATAATATGCTGATTGACGAACGGGGCATTCGTTACGATGCGCGATTCTTTATTGTCACTCTGATAGAACGGGACGGTCAACGCCCGTACTTTCTTCTTGATGACTTTTTCGAACTGCGAACCGCCATTGTTCGATTCGATCCACGCCTTTTGCGTTCCATTTGTGTTGATCATCCGGGGAACGGTCACGGTGGTTACGTCAGTGGATTCGTCAGTATATTCTATGTCTGTGATCAGCGCGAACAACAACGGTTCGTACCGATGTTTGTTTTCGTTCCAAATCTGATTGTCCGATTTGTACACGTCATACGTTGCCCCGAACAAAAAATCATCGCCTTGATCCGCAACATCAACGTAACAACCCGAACGGATATACGTTCCGAATTCGGATTTCTCAACCCACGTTTTGAACGGTTGGTACAAATACGCCGTCGCGTCCCCCGGATTGCCTTGGTATAGGCATTGAAAACCCAACGGGTCCAATTGCTTTTGTTCCAGTAAGCGGGCCAAAGAATGCCGCTTGCCCCATAACGGGGAACCGGCTTCGCGCGGGTCTATTTCCGTGGCGTTTCCGGTCTTTATGGCTTCGAAATTGACCAATACCCACGCGCCGGCCGGGATGTTGTCAAAGTCACTCCACTTTTCGACGAAAATAACCTTTTCTGTTTCGATGATCTTTCCAATAATATCGTCGGGATGCCAACGCGTGAAAACGATTAGTTCCTGTGAATCGTTATGCAAACGGGTCTTTGCAACCTTTGTGAACCAGTCCCACGCAACGGCACGAACAACGGGGCTATTCGCTTCTTTCGAATCCTTGTACAAGTCATCGTAAATCATCACGTCAACCGTCTTGGATGTAAGCGAACCGCCACGGCCCACGACGCGCAACGATCCTTTGTGATTGACGATTTCGAACACGTCAGAATTTCGAAGATAATTGCTTGCAACGGTCACTACATTCGACCCGTTCAATTGCGTGTCCGGGAACACGGCCCGATATTCGTCTGAATCAATCAGCCGTTGTACGTCCCGGTTGAAATCCTTTGCAATCGTGGCCGCATACGAACAGATGCACATCTTCAAATCGGGATACAACCCCAACATATCGGCCGGAAGAAACCGGCTTGAACCTTGCGAATTATGCGTCGGCACAAGTTCGACCCCGACAAGATATATTCCACCCTCAACTTCAATGCAATTTACCTTTTGCGTCCCGGCATCAGAAACGGAATCAATGAAGAATCGTTTTTTTTCGGCCCTGTCCGCTCTCGGCTTGTTGTCAATGCGCGTTTGCTTGCGCTCAATCTTGAATACTGAATTCCCCTTGTCCGGGTTGAAACAAATTCTTACTTTCTCGCCACAATCTTTTCCATAAAACTTTGCGGCGTATGTGTGCCGCGTCGGCTTATATCCCAATGTACGCAACAGGACAAATACATCGTTGGCCAATTGCCCCGCCTTTTGGGAGAATTCGCACGTCCCGCGCGTGTTTGCGCATCCGTCCGTGTCCATCAGCCCGCGCAACAATTCGCGCCGTTGCTCAACCGATGCAAGCAAATACAAAATCGGTATGTGCTTATTGAACAAAACGCCCAACTTGCGCAATTCCGATGTTTCCAACCCGCGCAAATGTACGCGATATGCCTTTCTATCTCCCTTTATCGCCTTTGCAATCGGCCGCAAATGCTCAATATCTTCCGCGCCGCAAGTAATCCACTTGTCATAAGAATTCCCATCGCCGAGCCAAACCCCCAACAAATACGGGTCAATAGGCAATTCCCTTTCGGGCATTTCTATAACCGCATCGGCGGGGATAAACGGGGCGCGCCTGTTCCGACGGGCGAATATGTTCTGCGTCTCCACGATTTCGCGGATTCTCCCCTTACGGTCATCGTGGTCTGCGTATATTACCCATTCGTGTTGCCGAGCCGCAATTATGCTGAAATCATCGGCAAAATTCACATTCTGCGATTCGCAATCATACGCGCCGCTATTCCATATCACGCGCTTCGGTTTTCCGTCCTCGCCAAATACGAAATCCCCCGGCCGCAAATCTTTGTGCCTTTTCCAACCTTGCGTTGTCAGCACTGGCGTATCAACGCGCAATGCCTTTCCGTGTTGCGGCGGGGCCTGTATGATCAATTTCTTGATCTTCCGTTTGGCGAACAGGTCCAAAACCCGATAATATGCGACGTGGAACGGCGACGGGTCAAATTTAGGGTCCATATATTCGGCAAACCACAAAAGGTTACGTCGTGCGCCCTCCTGTAAAAACAATTCCGGGTGTTCGGTCAACATCCGGGTTATTTGCATCGCGTCCAAATCCATTTCTAACTGTCAATCCCGATTTTTGACAAATTCGGCCATCTTGCGTTCATAAATGCAATAACGGATTTTTGCACCGCTTCAAATTGCGCGTCCGTCAAGTGGCCAAGATGTATAATTATAACATCTTCGTTTGGGTCTTGCGGCCCGTCCGTTTTCCCAAATCCCGCCATCGTTATTTGTCTTTCCTGTCAAACAAATGGCGGATTGCCCACGCCAACATTGCAAGACCATCCAACATTTTATTTGGCTTTAATGGCTTCAAGAACTTGCGCCAACAAATCGTCCGGTACGTTCTTTAACGAAACGATTGTTTTGCTTTCGGTTTCAACCTTGCCCGACAATTCGTTGTTCACGCGGTTTTGCCAATGTTCCGGGTCACGGTTGCACAACGCAAAGATAATGGCCGTTGGATTCGGCATAACGCGTTTGTGTACAACCTTGGTTTTCGTTATTGTTCCCTTGCCGTCCCGGCCCGGCACTTTTTCCGTCGTTGTTTCGTCGTATTCAAACCCGCGCACCAAATCAATCAACGAACGCTTGCAGTCAACGACCAATTGGGAATCGTACCAATCTTGGTATTCCTGTTCGGCCTTTTTAACACGCTCCGAAAAATCCGCGTCGTCTTTCAAATGCGCATAAAAGGCGGTTTTTCCAACCCTTGCGGCGGTAAATGCGTCTTTGTAACTTTTTCCGTCTGCAATGGCCGCGCACATTATTTCGACCTTTGCATCAGTCCATTGGGGTTTCCGGCCTTTTTTCTTGGGTTCGGCCTTGATTGTCCCTTTATCTTTTGCCATAACTCAATGTATTTTTTGCAAAGTTAATCATTTTGTTGGATTCGGAACAATTTGAAAGATATTCCGTACCAAAGGAAAGCAATTGTTATACAGATGTTCCCGGCATCGCGGACAAGGCCCAACGCCGGGAACAGAATGAATTGCGTTTTGTCAACAAAGACCGTCATTTCTTTGCATTCTTACTGATTCCACGATGGAACCATTGATCTACAAACGCCTTGATGGTCGGAATATCATACACGCCGTTACTGGATAATCCCACGACGATTGCCAACATCACGACACCCAACCAAACCGGTTCGCCGAACTGGATCAGTTGCAAGGCCCACGCGATGACGGAAAGGATTGCGCCGACGGCCCACGCGACCAGTTGCGGCCACATACCTTTCACGATCTTGAATGCGCCGTTGATGACGCCGGCCAATGATACGGTTGCCGCCATCAGTAACGGGGCGATGTACCAAAAATCTTCCGAAAAGATGCCTTTGATAATTTCCATAATGATTTGAATTTATTGGTTAAACATTTCCGCTTTCGCGGCTTCTTCTTGTTTCTGTTTGGCGAACTTTGGCCATTCGGGCGAATCGAAATAGAACCAGTATAAACCGCCGTATTTCTTCCGCCGCCCTTGACAACACGCCGTTATGCTCCGTCGAAGAAGATGCAATATTTCAGCCGCCTTTGTCGCGCTTTCGCAATACTTGTGTACGCCTTTTTCGTTAATGGCAACGATTGGTCGTTTGTTGCGTCCGCCGCCGTTCGGATTCGGCCTTAAATTCTTGCGCCCGATCTCCAACACCAACGCCCGGCTTTTTTCCGGCATCCATTCATCCCAACTTTTGCCGGCATTGTGCGGTTTATGCCCGGGAAGATAACGGCCGGTCTTTATGTTTCTTCCGGCTTTGATCCCGCTTTTCATTTCGATTCGTATTCCGCTTCGAATTGTGCTTGATGGATGATTTCAAAACATTTCGGCCCACGGTAAACGATGTATGAATTTTCAATTGCACGGGAAATCGCGCCACCACTCACGAATTCAAACCACGCCTTTCCGCCCAATTTACGTTCAATGACCAACACGCCGTTTCCGACAAACTGTTTCAGTTCCTTTTCGTTGGTGCGCTTGACCTGTATGGCCCGTATTTCTTCCATCCTCTTGCAGTACACGCCGCCGGGTCTTGCGGCCGCCTGTCCGTCAGTATGCACCGGCACGAAATCGGCGTATTCGGATTTGGCGAACTTGACGCGGATGTAAACCGCCATCCGGTCCGGATCATCAGACATTTCGATCAACCGGTCCCCGGTCCGGCCCTCAACGGCCGCCATAATTGCGGCGATGTAATCCGGATCGTTGTTCCCACTGTAATCGGCTTCGAAGAAGAAATGATCGCCGCCGTTTTTCAGTTCGCACGGCATCCCAGTCAACGATGCAACCATCTTGGCCAATTCCGTATCAAACGGCGTCAACTTTTGTTTCCAGTAATCTTTGTGGTCCATTACTTTTTGATTTTGCGTTGAATGATATTCCAACCATCCGTTCCGATTTGCATTTCGCGCGGATATTCTGTGATGTCCCCTTTCGGAACGATGATGTTGTACAAACCTAATTGGCCTT